GAGTCAGCTGTTCCTGCATGTTGAACATGTTGAACTCGGGCTAACTGCCTGAAGGTTGTCCGTTCGTCTGCAGCTTCTCGCGATCCAATTGCTCCCTCTCCTCTTCGAGCACCAACATCGCGCCGAATTCATCCGCGCCGATCTCATCTAGGCTGATTCGGATGCCGAGCTTGAGGCCGGCGCGGAGGTCGAGTGCCCGCCGGAGCAACAATCCCGCCTCGGAATTCTGCACGGCATCGAGCTTTTCCAGTGGGCAATGGTCGCAGCGGCCACCCTCGTCCGGAGCATCCGGGCACAAGCCCGGGTCACACAACTCTTCTCGGCGGAGCGCCCAATGGATGAGAAACCGCAGGGAGGGCTGCTCCGGCCACTCCCCGGAGCTCAGTTTGGGTCACCCGTCTCCTGGAATGCGGCATCGAGGGCATCAATCGCGGCCTTCACAGCGACCGCCTGGTGGATGATGGGGACATCGCCCGAGTACCCCTCCGAGCCTTGGACCAACTTCTGGTAGAGTTCCCCTGCCGGCGCGAGGTTGATGATCAGTTCCTGGCGGTTGTAGGGCAGATCGAGCACCCGGGCAAAACCGCGGCGGTACTCGAACACGTCTTTGGCCGAAGGCATCTTCAACAGGTGCGCCACCGAGCCGCCGAGCACACGCAGTGTCACTCGAAATGCATCACCCACCTGAGCGACGTCGTCCACCTCGGCCTGGCTCAGTTGTTCGATGACGCGACTGGCCTCGAAGGCATCCACCTCCGTCGCGTTGTCTTCGGGCAGACGGATCTTCTCGAGCAGCGCAGCATCAGCATTTTCAGAATTCGGGATGGTCGTCTCTGAGGCGCCGCGGCCCAGTTGCTTCACGATCACCTTGCGCTTCCGCTGGCGTTCAATCCATTCCTTGTCGCTGGGAAAGCGGACTCGGATTGCCTTCACGCCCGCAGGCGTCCGGAGTTGCAGGGCAATCGGGCGTGCCGCGTCAAAGACAGCGGGAACTGAATCCACCGGGATGGTTTCCATGAGAGTCCTTTCTACTGGCAGATGCCGTCCACACCGCACTTCGCCACAGCAGAGACGATGCCGTTTGTGGCGTCGTACATCGGAAGGCATTCGACTGCCACCGTGACGATGCCGTCGGTTTCGCCCACCTCAGCAGTCGCAAAGGAGACCTTCTCCCAGGTGAGTTCCAGCGAGTTGTTGGCGTCATGGGTGAGTGCGATGACCGCCGTGCCTGTGGTTTGCGCCTTGAGCTTGGTCAACTCGGTCGAGCCGTTCTCAAATCGGGCAGTGAAGCGTAATGTCCCCTGTCGCTTGCCAAATTCGAGGCGGCCGCGGATCGCCCCACTGGTGGCATCGCCCGCCGTCTGGAAGCCCGAACCGGGATAGAAGCCGGCATCCATCAGGACGTTGTTCTTCCAACTGGTTTCCAGCGAGACGATGTTCTTGTTGGAGACATAGTTGACACCGTTGATGGTGAGCGCAAGCGAGGCGGACGGCAGCAGTTTCTCAAGTGTCGCCACCGGAACTGTGATCCCAGAGGGTTCGGTGAGCTTGCCGGCGCCTACAAACTCAATGTTGATTTTCGAGTTGGCGCGGCCAGGCCCACTGCCGATCGAAATCGTCCAGCCCTCGACTGCACAGCCCACTGCCATCCGGTCAATCACAACGCCGGCGCCCGGGCGGATCTGCTCAACGAAGGAGAAGTAGGGCAGCTCCGCGGCATCGCCCGTGGCTGGGAATAGAGGCGTGCAGGTGTAGGTGAAATTGGGCGCCGAACCGGACTTCACCACTTTTCCCAGCGAGAACGCCATCGCCCATGCGGCGATCTCGGCGCTGAGATACTTCTCCAGCGTGCTGCCCGCGTCCCAGGACGTCTGGAACGACTGCATCGGGAACTCATGTCCCTTGCCGTACTCATCGGCGTCGTTTTCGGTGTTGAGCTTGGGGTTGGCGAGTGCGGCATTCAGCTTGCGGAGTTGCCACATCTGGCCGGCGGTGTTCGCCGTGGCGATGTCTGCCTGCTTCTGCTTGCCAAAGCAGATCAGGACTTCCTGCAGCCTAGTTGTCGACATCGGGTTTCACCTCTTCCGTCTTCTCGGGTGGCGGACACTGGCTCCAGCCGGCCACCAACCTGGGCACCAGGATTTCTCGCCTTGCCTCGACCTCCTCCGGTTCACCCTGCCCGTGGGGAGGAGCTAGCCACACTTTGTCCGGCTTACTCATCGCCAGCCTCTGTGAAGAACATGTTCACCTCGAAGTAATCCAGGCCCTCGGCATCAGTCGCGCGTTGGATCGATGGCAAGTCCATCGGGTAGCAGGAGGTGTGGACGGTGGCATTCAACATCGGCACGCCAATACTGTCCGGCACACCCTTTGTGATCAGTCGAAAGAGCCGGTAGTAAGCCGTAGGCGGATCGGTATCGCGAGTCTCGCGGGAGCGGAGGAACAGCGACAACTGGTGTTTCCAGACGTCGACGCCGCCGAAGGTTCCAGGGGCGGTCCCTTGCCAGGCGACCATGATGGAGGGCGCCGGGCTCTGGTGAATCGCGAACGCCAGGCTGACCTTCTTTGGGTACAGGTCGTGGTAGGCGTAGATGCGTTGCTCGTCTCCGTTCATCTCCGCGACCAACTCGGGAATGCCTCGCAGCAAACCGACGAGACTGTCGACCAGTGCAGAGGCATCGATCACCGCTGCTTACCTCCTAAGCTCCGTTCCAGCAACAGGCGGCTCTTCATCTCGGCAAATACCTTCTGCGTGGCTTCCACGACGGCGGCCTTGTTCCTGGGCGAGAAGACCAGCCACTGCTCGATCTTCTGGTTCGCCCAGGCCTTAATCCGGTCCTTCCGAGTCGACAGTGCAGCCTTGGCCCGGTTCTCGCTGACCGTGCGAACCATCAGGTTGCTCAGCATCGCGCCGGATAGGGTCAAGTTGCGGCGGTTACCCAGGCCCAGACGCGTCTTGCGGATGGCATAGCCCTTCTTGAGCGGCTTCGCCGGTGAGTCCGCAGGCCCGAGGGCGGCTGACAGTCGGCTCTTCACCGCGCCGACGCCGACGCTGCCGATCTTGTACATCTGGTTCTGCCGAAAGTTCAGCAGGTCCAGACGGAGTTGCTTCTTCTGCCAGACTCGGACCGATGGCATGGGAACCTCAAATCTGTCTGAGACGAATCAGTGCGCCCCCGCCGCCGTCCGCCTCGATGTCGAAGACTTTGTAGGAGACACTACCGACACCGACTTCGTCACCGCGCTCTGGCAGCTGCGGCAGATCTTGAACGCGCAGGAACAAGACCGCGTAAACGCCGGGTGCTGCTTCCTCCATCTCTCTTGTGTTTTCGACGATGGCCCGGATCGCAATCGTCTCTCCCGACGAACGACGATAGGAAACCTCCCTGCCAAATGTGCCGAGCGCGGTCGAGTTCAGCGCACTCAGCAGGGAGGTCCAGTCCGCCATGATTCAGGCCTTCGTCCCTTTGACGAGAATCTCCGGGCGCATGCAGAGCGGCAACGCGTTCATCTGGCAGTGCAGGTCGGTGCCGCGCTCGAACTTCCGCGGCGCCTGCTTGGCATAGAGGGGCAAGCCAATTGTGTTCGCCGTCTCATTGAAGTCGGCCGGGGCGAAGTAGGTCCTGAAGGTCGTAGCGGTCCCCAGCGGGAAGAAGTGCGCCTCATCATCGGCGATGAACTTGCGCACCGTGCCGGCGATGTCGGTCGCTTGGCCGCGATACTCCTCAAAGGTGATTCCGCCAAAGGTGAAGTTCGTGCGATTGTCGCTGAACAGCAATTGGCCCTGCTGCCAGCGCGAGTAGGCTTCCTTGACCTTGGGATGCGTGGTGAGCGCGTCGAAGAATCCCTGGGAGCAGAGACACATGATGCCGGTCATGAACTCACCGCGCAGGGTGTCCTCGATATGCCGTTTCACCTCCAGGCACTTCGTGATGACTTCAGTGCCGGCGGTTCCCAGGGCGAAATTGATCGACTTGGCCGCGACCCCGAATTCACTGCAGAGATCGTAGAGCGTGGAGCCATCGGCGTCGAGGATCACGCCCTTGAGGGCGCCGGCACGAAGGTGCTCCAACGTGATGTCCATTTTCGCCCGCATGGTGGTGAGCTTGCGAGCGATCAGGGCCGACAGCGCTTCCAACTCGTTCTCCGAACCGAACGCCCGGATGCCCTGCACTTCGTCGGGCAGCACAACATCCTCATGCGGGATGTGCGGAATCACAAAGGAACGGACTTTGCGTTTGGCCTGGGTGCCGAGCGTCGCGGGCGCTCCGACCGGCATGGTCGGCAGCAGATTCAGAACTCCGTTGAGTTCCTCGATGATGATGGTGCGGGTCCGAATGCCTTCCGGGGGCATCAGATTCAACTGCCCGATTCTGCCGTAGGCGTTCGGTACCCGGTTCACGGCGGCCGTCAGGGCCACCATATTGAATGCGTCATTCAAGAAAGGGTTCAGCATGGGTTAGGCTCCTTCGCGGACCAGAATGCCCGCGGCTTTCAGTTGGGAGACGGCGGCGGTCTTCTGCGGAGACGTCGCTCCTGCTGGCCAGGTGATGCCGTTTTCGGAGACGATGGCGCTCCGGACCACCGCTGCCGCTGCCACATCGGCGCCATCAGGTGCGGTCGTGTCGAATACCAGGAGGGCGCACGCCACATCCGAGCCGTCTGCGGCCGCGAAGTCGATTTGCTTCAGCTTTCCCGAGCCTGCCGCCACCGTGATGGTGAAGGCGTCGCCGGAGACAAAGTCCGTGGCCCCATCAGCGATGGTGAAAGTCAGCTGAGTCGAGAATTCAGTACCGACACTCGCGACTCCGATCTCGATTCCGTCCGGGTCTTCAACAGTGAACTTGCCGCCATTGGCAGCAGGCTCGACGCAGATGAGGCGGTACGTGCCAACTTTGGCCGCCTGTCCCACGGTCGGTGCGGCCGTAATCGTTCCGTTGCCGGTATTGCCGGCGACGGCAGCGGCCGAGGCAGCGCCTTTGGTGACACGGCCCAGCACCATGCCGGTGGTCAGAACTCGGTCGGCGCCACTGCCCGCCAGAACGATCACCTCGTCCCGGCTATACTCCCGCTCTTCTTCCCACTTGAGCCAGTCGCCCAAGCGTCTGGATTCAGTCAGAACCGACATGGCTTACTTGCCTCCTTTGGCGGCGTTCATCAACCGCTCGACGGCCTTGACGACCGGGTTGTTCTCGGGCGAGTCCGCCGCACTGGCGCCGGTTTCAGGCATGACGTGAGAGAGAATCTCAGCAGGCTCCTCGGCGGCGCGAGCCTCGAGCAACTGCCGGCGAGCCTCCGCCGGAGTAGCTTGCCGAGCCAGCAGCGCGGCAGCACGGCCTGGCATGCCCGCGAGCGCGCAGAGCTCCACAATCTCCCGAGCGTCGGAGTAGCCCTGTCGTCCGGCTTCCGTGCGGACGGCTTCGATGTCGATGGCTGGGACGGGCGCCGCGGCCTGGACCGCTTCGTCCTGTCCAGATTCCTGTTGCATGTGCTTTCCTCCTGGTTGAATTGAGATCGTCGGGCCGGTGAACGCGCCGGACTTCCGTGTCGCGGCGATCAGGCCGGCCAAGGCCTCGCGGAACGTGCCGGTGCGATCAGCCAGGCCGGCCGCAATAGCTTCGGGGCCAAACTTGAGAGCCGCACCAAGTTGCCGAACGGCGTCTTCGGTGAGGTTGCGGCTCCGCGCCACGGCACCGGAGAAGAGCCCGTACAAGCGGGACACCTCGGTGCCGAGTGCACTGCGGGCGGCATCAGACAGCGGCTCGTTGGGGTTGCCGTCGGTTTTGCCTTCGCCTTCAGCGATGTAGGTGACCTTCACGCCGAGCTTGCGATTGTACTCGCTCCAGTCGACGTGTTCGACATAGACCCCGACGCTGCCGACACCTCCGGTGTATTCGGGCACGTAGATCTTTGCCGCCGAGGTGGCGAGCAGATACGCCGCACTGTACATACTGTTGTCGGCCACGGCCCAAATGGGTTTCTCCCGGGCAAGGCGACCTAGCGCCGCGGTCGTTTCGAAGGCGTTGTCCGAATCACCACCAGGCGAATTGATCCGCAGCAGAATCCCCCGCACCTCTGCATCGGCCACCGCTTGCTCCACCTCGTCCAGGATCTGGCCATAAGCTGTGGCGCCCAGGTAGACCGCCTCAAACAGCGACGGCTCATTGGCCAGAATGCCGCTGATGTCGACAACTGCAATCCCGCCCTGCAACGCGTACGGGCGCCGCGCCGGGTAGGCCGCATCCATCTTCGATGCTTCGATCAGCAGAGGCTTGGCGCCGAAGAGGCTCAAGAGTTGATCACGTCTGGTTGTCATGCTTCACTCGTGTCGACGGGCACCGGATCTTCCGGTCGAGGGTCCGTGTCGAAGCTCAGTCCCAGGGCATCGGCCCGTTCGTTGTCAGCAGCAATCTCGCGGTCAAGGGCTTCGGCGTCATAGCCCTGCTCGGAAACCACTTCGGCCCGACTCTTGAAGCCAGCCCGCACCGCCATCATCTGGGCCTTGATGTCCTTCAACGGATCGACCCAGGCGAAGCCGGGCGGAATCCACTTCACCTCGTAGTAGGCGGACAGATCCTCACCACCCGGCAACGCGCCAGCGAGCACGGCCGCCTGGACCCAGCGACGCCAAATGGGTTGGCACAGTTGGAAGGCCAGAACCTGGTGCTGGAACTGTTCGCAGCGCCGGCGGAATTCCAGCAGCCCCGCGCGGATCGAAGAGTAATTGACCCCGGTCAGGTCACCGGTCAGTTGCTCATAGGTGATCCCGATGCCGGCCGCGATCGAACGCAGTTGTACCCGCATGAACGTTTCGTAGCTCGCGCCAACATCGGCGGGATTGGAGAATTTCACGTCCTCGCCGGGCAACAGGATCTGGAGCGTTCCAGGTTCGAGACCGGCCAGGGCGTTGCCGCTCGCATCCGGCGCTCCCTCACCGAGGATCTGATCCTCCGGCGAGCTCTTGATGACGAAACCGGCAAACATCGCCGCTGTCTTCTTCCGAACCAGTTCGGCATCATCGTACTGATCGAGTTCGTGGAGCTTCACCAACACCTGCGCCAGCCATGGTTGCCCGCGAAGTTGCCCTGGACGGATCGGCCGAAACAGATGCAGTACCGACTCCGCCGGCACGCGCACCAACTCCGACGAAGCCATCGGGTTCAGCGAGTCGCCGGGATGCTCCCGGTACAGGTGGTAGGCCACCCGTTTGCCGATGGCGTTGAATTCGATGCCGGCCCGGATGTAGTTGCCATTCTCCAGGCGCCGATTCACATTCGTCGGCAAGTGCTCACCCTCGAGCAGTTGGAGTTGCAGCGGAACACTCAGCCCATCCTTGGGCAGACGGGGACGGATTCGGATCAGGCACTCGCCACCTTCGGCCGTCGACCGGCATGCCAGCGACTGCAGCCCATAGAAGTCCGTCAGCCCACTCGCATCCGCCTCATCGGTCCACTGCAGCCACAGCTTCTGAATACGCTCCCGGATCGCTGCTTCCGGATGCAGCGACTGCGGCTTGATGCCCGTGCCCACGCAATTGCCGACGAAGGCATCGAGCGCATTCGTCGCCCAGGGATTCCTCCGCACCATGTCGCGCGAGCGGGATCGCAGGGTGTCGAGCCCGCCAACGACGAGCGTATTGATGTCACTCGTCCCCGGCCACCATCCTGTCGTCCGGCGCGTATTGGCGGCGGCCTCAAATCCAGAGGCCATCCTCCCACGCCAGGGCAACGCAGCCTTCAATCTGCGGAGGAACTTCATCGGCTCAGAAGCCCTTCTCCGTCGACACACGGATCTGACGGACAATCGGCGCGCCGGTGAATTTGGCCACTTCCGCCTCCGCTGTCGCGATCGCCTGTTTCAGCTCTGCCACGTCTCGGAACTCCATTTCGCGATCGGCGAACCTCACTCGGCGCACACCGCTGGCCAACGCATCTCGCAGCGCCTGAAGTTGTTGTTCGGTGTAGGGCACGTCAGTTGTTCAGGAACCTCGAACGAATGACTTGGCGGGCAGTCGCGGGCCGAGCCGACGGAGCAGCGCTCCGCGGCGACTCCGCTGGTTGGTCCAGCATCCCTACTACCCTCTGCACGCTGAGCGCGCCCAACTGCTCTTCCAGGGCACGCCAATGCCGCTCCACAAATCGGTCCATGCCAAACTGCGCGGCCGCGGCACGCCCGAGCACGAAGGTGTCGAGCGCTTCATTCCTCTCCCGCGTCTTCACCCATTCAAGCTTCCGGTAGCCCTTGACGACCCTCGGCACGCGTTGCTCGGCAGTCAGTTGCCGGAAGAATTCTTCTGGCAACTGCGGGAAGTGGCAGTAAGCCGGCGGGAAGGGCTGACCACTTTCCACCGTTGGCCGCTCCAGCTTGAGCCACCCGTAGAACTCGCTCTTCAGCATGCCCGTAGCCACGGGCCACACCTTGATACCACGCTTGCTGCGCTTGCCCGTCACCATCACATCCACGGCGCTCGGCTGGCCGATCGGGGCGGTGCCAGTTTCATAGCCCTTCGTGGCCAGCACGCCCCCTGGCCCTTGCCGCCGGACCCAGGTGTAGACCTGCTGGGTCGCGTAGCCGGAGTCGACGGCCAACTTCACAATGCCCAGCTGCGCACCTGACTCGTGCGGATAGGAAGTGTTCAGCAGATCGGTCAACTGCTCCCAGACCTCCGGCCGCGAGGTGTCGCCATCGAGGACGACGTAGTCGACCAGCCAGTTCTCCCTCGCCCGGCCAAACGCCGTCACCTGAATCTCGAGCCGATCGCGCTGCACGTCGCATCCGGCCACCAGGAAGAGACCACCCTGCGGCACCGTCCCAAGCCGGTAATCCTCGCGTCGGTCGTAGAGCCGTTGCCAGTCAGGTGCCTCAGCCATCTGTGTCCACGTCTCTCCCAACACGGTGTTCACGAAGACCTGCAACAACGCCGGGTTGCTTTGC